TATTTGCATATTCAACTGAATTAAATGAGACCGATACAAAATCATTTATTGATGACGTATGTAAAACATTCTATATTATGGTAGAAGATATGTTTATTGCAACAACAAAGGTGATTGTTTAATCGTAAACAAATTGTAAATACTGTTATGACTACATCCAATACACAACCTGATTCGACTGTTACAATCAAAACCACTGTCACATATAACGAAAAAAGTTACGATACATTAATCAAAATTGATGCAAAAGACATTGTTAATCTGATTAAAAATCGTGGCGCTGTAATTGCAAATAAAGCAATTCAAGATATTACTGGTAATTTGTATCGTTCTACAAACGAAAAGATAAAAGAAGCAATTAATGTCCATATTTGATATTTTAAATAGTATTCTGTTTTCAAAAAAGAAAATAGATCTTAATTTAGAAGATGAAAATATACTAGGAGGTCCATTTATGTTGAATAGATGGACCTCAATGTATAGTAAAGAACTATGCACACTAGTTAATAATTTTCTCAACAAGCAGTATCTTTTTGATGACAAAAATGAACTGTATACTTTCTATTTAAATTTCCTACCTAAACAAAAATTTAAAAGAATTAATTACATCAAAAAGCAGAAAAAAGAAAAAGAAGATACCGTATCCAAAAAACGCGAGTTTTTAAGTGAAAGAGAAATTAATTTATATGTTGATTTGTTGAATAACTGATATAACTATCAATATGCCTGCTGATATCGATATTTTACCAACACAAAAAAGCGTAATTGACCTTTCAACCCACAAAAGTGATGATTTTGGTCTACAAGATTATAAACTATCTTGTATATTTGATGACATTATATTAGTCAAATATATCGATCTTGATGCAGACGATGGTGACCTAATTAAAAGAGGATCAATCTTTATCCAAGCAGGTGCTGTACGTACAGCTTGGAGAAAAGCAGAAGTTATTCTTGCAGGTCCAAATGTTAAATATACCAAACCTGGTGATATTGTAATCTTTCCTAACGACAAGGGTATTACAGTTGCAAATGTCGAAGTTGAGGGTTATGGCTTACTTAAAAAGGGTATGTTCTTAAATGAACAACGCATTTTCGGTATCTGTAAACCAATTTCTTCAGATGTCAGTAACTGAGCTAGATAATTTATTACTTGCAAATGTTGTTGATTTAAGATTTGTAAGAAAAGCACCGGTGAAGAATAAACCACCGGTACGTAGAATGATCTGTACAAAGAATAGTGCATTGTTAAATTCAAACAATGGTCTAATTTCACTCGGGTATAGAGCACCTGTATATGCACCTAAATACAATCCAGCTGCAGAAGGCTTAGTAATTGCGTGGGATATTTTAATGCAAGACTTTCGTAATATTTGGGCAGAAACAGTAACAGTTGTTCGTATCATACCTCCAAATGATGATTTCTGGAAGTATTTTAATAACGAACTATATATTATGAAACCTGCACAAAAACTACAGTTTATGTCATCATGAGAAACCGAGAAAATATTGAACAACAGTTAAATAAGTTTTTACTTAAAACAATAACGTTTAAACTTAACAATAAAGTCGTTAAAAAAGGTAAGCTGAAACTTTTTTCAATAAAACAATTTTTCATTAAATTCAATATTGATATTAATAACGAGATTAAAGTATACGAAATACCTTACCCGTATAAAATTCATGAAAATGAAAACGGAATTGCATTTGAATATACATTAAGTAGTTTTTGTAATGGTGATGAATCTCCATTATATTATAAGTTAAAAACGATTAATAAAAAGACATCTAATAAAATGTTTGATAACTTTTTATTTATGTTGACATAATTTAGATAGATATTATATTAGATATGTGAATCTAATTAAAAACTTCCCTCCTAAATTTACACCGTCACAAAATCAAACTACAGCAATCAATGCTATTGATCAAGCGTTTGCTGATGGTAATAAATTTGTTATTGTAAGAGCACCTACCGGTAGTGGTAAGTCATTTATTGCAAAAACAATTGCAAATTCATCACAAGACTGTACCACTCCTTATAAAGATTTGATCACATCTTACCTTGCGTTTAAGCAAAATGGTATGGGGTATGAATATGAAGATGATTGCTTAGAAGAACCTGAATCAGGTTGCTTTGCGTTAACAGTTACGAAAACATTACAAGATCAATATAAACAATTTTTTGATGATACCAAATTGTTAAAAGGTAAAAGTAATTATTACTGTCAAGTAGATAAAAATTATTCTGTTGAAACAGCTCCTTGTGTTCATATCAAAAAATTAAGGGATGAGTGTTGGAGAAAAGACTTTTGTACATATTATAAAGATAGTAATGAAGCTTTAACGAGCAAATTTGCAGCATTAAACTACAAAATGTTCTTTTCACTTCCAGCGCATGTTAAAAAGCGGGAGTATATAATTTGTGATGAAGCATCTGAATTAGAAGATGAACTCGTAAAAGAATTTACATGTATAATTGATTTAGATTTTATTGATACATGTGATGTAGACTTTTATTCATCGAATATTTCAACGACTGATTATTCAAAGTCATATCGTGGGGTTGAACAGTTATCATTAACGTTAATGGAACGGATTAAAGAGATTGACGGTACAATTAAGGATAATGAAAAACTAACAACATTTTTAGAAAATGAAAAGAAAAAGATGATTGGATTGAAAAATTTGCATAACAAGTTGCAACTTTTAATTTCATCGTAATGATAGTGAGTATATTATCGAAAAAATTGATAAGTTAATTACTTTTACACCGCTTAAAATTAACAAACTTACAAAACATCTATTTGATTACGGTGCAAAAATCATTTTGATGTCTGCTACTATCATTGATGAACGTAATTTTGCTAAAACATTAGGCATTGATAATTATAAATTTATCGATGTACAGTCTACGTTTGATAGTAAAAAGGCACCAATTTATGTTAATACAAAACATAAATTGAATGCATATACTCTCAAAACAACATTACCAACTATTGCTGAAATGGTAAAGAAAATTTGCGAAAATCATCAAAATGAAAAGGGTATTATTCATACCCATACTTTAGAAATTACAAGAGCTATTAAGCAGCAATGTACTGGTAAACGTTTTCTGTTTCGTGAGCAAGGAGTACAAAACGATGAAATTCTTAAAGAGCATTTTGAATCTTTAAATCCTACTGTATTAGTATCACCATCTCTCACACATGGTATTGATTTGAAAGATGATTTAGCAAGATTTCAAATCATTGTAAAGGCACCATATCTACCGTTAACTAACAAACGTATCAAAACATTATTTGATGGAGATAAACAATGGTATCAAAACAAAATGTTATGTTCATTAGTGCAAGCTTGTGGACGTGGTATTAGAGCAGTGGAAGATCATTGTGTAACGTATATTTTGGATGCCACGGTGTTAGAACCTCTGCATAATAATGTTAATATTTTACCTAGATATTTTATCGATAGATTTGTGTGAATAAATAATATCTAGGAGGTAAGTGTTATAAAAAACTATAGTTATTATTTTGAATTAAAAGACCTGTTAACGCAATTTCTTGCTGCGTTTGATGATTGCATTGTTAAACGTTATGATAATAATAGATCGGTTAAATCTAATATTGAGGTTAGATATGTATTAGCTCCAAAACAGCGTGTATTGTATGATATTGTTAACGAGCAGCATAATATAACTTTACCTGTTGTTGCTGTTAACATAACAAATATTTCTAGAGATAATACTAGAGTTTTTAATAAACTAGATGGATTTTACCTACCGGTAAATGACCAGCGTAAAGGTAAAAACTTTACAAAAGTTAATACACCAACACCGATTAATATTGGTGTATCAATGTCAATCATTGGTAAATTTCAAAGTGATGTTGATCAAATTATTTCAAACTTCGCACCGTATAATAATCCGTATATTATATTATCTTGGAAGCTTCCACCAGAAGCAGGATTAGGTTATGATGCTGAAATAAGATCTGAAGTGTTGTGGGATGGCAATATAAGCTTAACACCTCCTATTGAATTAACTAGCTCTACAAAATATAACGTTGTTGCTGAAACAACATTTACAATTAAAGGCTGGTTGTTTAAACAGTTTGACGACGTGGCCAATATCTTTGTTGTGAATTATTCGTTCACACCGGTAAACATGGTAGAAACGTTAAACTACAATAGCTATTACACTCTTAGTGGTGGTGATTTTTATACAACCGATTATTTTTCAATATCCGGTATACCTCAGATATATTCTATATATGCAGGTTTATCAAATGTTGGATTACAGACGCAGATTACAGAGAGTACATCTATTGTAAATCAATTGAGCAATATTGAATTTACATTACAAGGAGAGTGGTATAGTTCATTAACAAATCTATTACTAAGTTCTACCAATCCTTCACTGTTTCCAAATCTTACATCAATAAACACAATAAAACAAGGGACTGTGAGTGGTTCAAATATTACTAATTACAAAGTACTAACAGATAGTATTTTGACATTCTCTTTACCGAATACACAACAAACAGGTGATTTTACAATAGTTACTGTAAATGAAGTTGGTTGGGATTCTTCATTAAAGACACAAAATATTGTTTTTACGTTGAATTGAAGTAAATAAATACAAATATGTCAATTCAGCAAAACGATACCGGTAAGTCATCTACATTTGGGCGTGGGCTCATGTCGTATATTTCACAAAGACTACCATATACCTATCAAGAAGTAAACAATATTGAAGAAAAAAATCCAAAATATAAAATCTTCCAAAAAAATGGTGCAAAACGAGCTGAAGCTCTTGCGAATAATTCAGTAGCTATTAGCTCACCGGATCAGAATTCTGCAGGTGCATTTAGTTTTGATAACTCTCTAGCTCGTGCATTATACGCAAATGTAAATCAGGATAAAGGTGGTAGATTGAGAGATTACCGGGTAATGGCTGCCTATTCTGATGTAGCTGATGCATTAGATGAAATTTGCGACGAATTTATCAACGTTGATGAAAATGGAGATATTGTTAAGTTACAAACAAGAGATGTTAAGCTTACAGATTTTCAACAGCAAGATCTTAACAACGAGTTTAAAAAACTTGTAGAATATTTAGATTTTGAAAATAAAGGCTGGTCATATGTGCGTCAATTTTTAGTTGAAGGTGAACTTTATTTTGAAAATATTATACATAAAGATTTTTCTGATAAAGGTATTTTAGGATTTGTTAATATTCCCCCTGAACTATGTGATCCGGTTTATAACAATATACAAAACCTAATGATTAAAGGTTTCTTATATAAGAAACCAATTTTTGCAAAAGATAATCCAACAAAGATTGAAAAATATGAGTTTATACCAATGGATGAACATCAAATTGTGTATATCAATTCAGGTATTTACGACGATCAAAGAACGTTCGTTCTACCTATGTTGGAAAATGCTCGTAGATCA